ATTTGCGCGAGACGGCTTTCAATCTGGTCGATTTGAGCCTGAATCTGTGAGATTTCTTGATGTTGATTCTGGGCAAACGTTGCCTGTTCCTGTGCCAATGCGTATGATTCGCCCGGGTTGTTCCAATTATAAGCTCCCATCGTTTACCCCCTCGTTTGTGTAGTCCTGTGGCTGAACGCTGTTTACTGCCGGAGCCTGGAAAGTTTGGCTTTGGACCTGTTCCAGTCTCTGTCTTAGTCCCTGTAGTTGCTGCTTCAAGCTGTTTTCCTCGTTTGTCAAGGCAAGCAACTTCTGGTTCTTTTCGTTCGTCATGGATTCAATCTGCTTAGGTGCATTTGCCTGCTGTTCCATGAGTTGGGCCATTTCTTCGTCGATTGCCTTCAAGCGTTCTTCTTCAGCAATTCGTCTCTGCCTGTCTTCTTCCGCTATCTTTCTCTGGTTGCTCGCTATCATCGCATTCGCAGCCGTCTGGAGACCTTGTCCGAGACCGGCGAGACCTTCGCCCAGATTGTTCTGCTTTACCCTTACTTCAGGAATGGAGAATCGCCAATTTATGTTCATAGCCATCTATACCCCCCCCCTTATATTGCAGCCAAAGCAGCAATGCCGCCGATAAGTCCGCCAATGTTTCCCAAGTTATCCATTACACCTTTTTGCTGCGCCTTGACATTTGCCGCTGCCGTGTTCAGGTCGATTAGTCCCTGCGTGTATGCGTTGCTGGAGTCAATCAAATTAGAGTAGTAGTCGGAAAGTCCGTTGCTGTAGTTTGTCAAGTCGTTTCCGTATGAATTAGCCAGATTCTTGTATAAATCAGCCTTCGTGTCATAGGCCTTCTGTTTTTCTTCCTGGTTAGCCTTCCATTCGTTCAAGGATTTATCCCTGTCGTTCATATACCTATCGAAAGCCTTGTCGTATTCTTCGCTTGCAATCGCTTGAGATTTGGCGTTCAATGCGTCCAAATAATCAGAACTGAACATATTGCCGGCATTTGCCTGAGATTTGGTTATGGCGTTATTGGCTTCTTTTATGCGCATTTCTTTTGCCGGGCTCATGTAGTCTTCTACTTTGCCCTTGAACGAATAGGACTCCGGATTGTATGCGCCAACATCCTTGTATTCTGCAAGAGCGCTGTCCCTGTTCGCCTTGGAATCTCCATACAAATCATTTACTGAATTCAGGTATCTTTGCAACATACCCTGAGTTGTCACATAGTTTGCCCCGATTGCTTCGCCTGCATTGTCTATGGAACCAAGCGCTTCGTTTATGTTGTCCTCGTTTGAAAACGGATCGCCGAAATTCATAAAGCCACCAAATTGACCTTTTGAAAAATCAAGGCCATTCGATGTGCCGAAACCATTTGAAATTGACGGAATCTTGCTGAATATATCGTCATCATCCTGTAAAGTGGCCGTGTTGTAAAAGTCTTCCACACCGTTGACGATTGGATTGTCAAGAATCCCGTTCCAGTGAGAAGGCTTGAAAGTGTTTGTTATGGGATTGTCGCCCCATCCTTTCCATTTACTCGGTCTAAAAATGTCTAACATAAAACCCCCTAATTATTTATTCTCCGACAAGTTCACAATCTCCACATAGCAGGGCTTGTTCACCCTGATTGCTGCCTGTCCAATCCTTACCACGGAACAGGTGACCGTTCCGTCGCTGTTGAAAATCTTCGCCATTAGTGTCTTGTCCGCAGTTCTCGGCAAGAGATACGAGCCCGAAGCATCGCACCACCTATTCCATATTTCGAAACGGCTTGAAATATGAACGTCATTCCATCCGTTCACGGTGCTAGAGGACCAAATGCCGTCAAGAGCTCCCAATACATCATTCATGGGGCTTGTCCCGTTTATCTGCACGTTTCGTTGTAGTTTTTCGTTCATCATAGCTTGCCTACATCGGATAAGTGAGCGGCGTGGTCCTTACGCTCGCATTTGTGAAAGTCAAGTCCATAGGTTCGCTGAATGTCAAACGAACTACACAAAGACGCTGTTCGCCCAACCCGAGAAACTTCACCCTGTAGAAATACTGGCCAACCTTTCCGCATTCTTCCAGAATTGTATTGGTGAATGAATAGCCGCCATCTTCCGAGATTTCGAGCTGGATTTTCGGATTTATTGAATAGTCGGTAATCGTGCCGGTATTCATTTCTACGCCTAGTTCGTCAAAGATGAATGGCTGGTAGTTATTCATTATGACCGGAGTCTGTCTCTTACGAATCAGCGCTACCTTGCTTGCGGAACTGATTTCTTCCTCATGGAAATCGTCATCAAGATAGACAATAGAACCGTCCTTGATATGCCCGAAAACGGTCAAATTGTCGAACCATACCGGATAAATCAAATTCCAAGCCATATCCTTGCCGGTCTTAGGATTTCTGGAACTTCTTTCCGACCACTCCTTTGTCGAAAGGTCATAGCAGAAAGTTCTGGAAATACTTGGGATATAGATGCAATAGAAGGCGTGATTCGACCTTGAATAGGAAAAGCCCACTATATTGTCCGTAGCTGACTTGTCAAGGATTTCGTCAAGCCATGTTTCCGAAATCTTGGTGAATTCGGTCCCTGTAATGGCGAAAACAGCTCGTCCAGCGTTCATGCCATTGGAAACGAAAAGAACTGCATTATTGACCGAAGAAACGCTTGTCGGAGCGTCGAGACCTATTTCACGGTTGAATGTGTAGCTTGTGCGAGTCCAGGTTTCGTATTCATTCGATCCACGTTGCCAGAACTCAATGGATTTAGGACCGAAAACGACCAAATCCGAACCAATCGCGTATAAAGCAGAAATAGAGTCGGAATTGGATTCGCCGTTCTTGTATTGCGGAGCCCCGTAGTCGTCAAGAAACACATATTCTTTGGACTGAACTGGAATTGTCTTCGGAGTCACATTGTCCGGCAGATATTGGACCTTGCCGTCGATAATCTCGTAAACCTCTCTTGTCTCTTGCGACAAGGGATAAGGTATAGAGTAGTATGCGTAACCTGTTCCAACGTCGTTGACGATAATCGAACCCGAAACGACTTGGACATGCGAAGGCTTTATGAAGGCCGTGTCGTCCGTAATTCTCTTTGGCAAGGTAATGCTTTGAAGCTGACCGCCATTTTTCAGGTCATAGCACCAGAGATTCGCACCATCGGCAATCAAGAGAAATGGCCGTTCGCCACCAGTTTCAGCAAATGTCGGATATGAACCGGCCGAGACATAGCCCAGGGCAAACGAGTGCCAGCCATAATCAACCCTGTATAAGATGTCGTTTATCACGAAAAAGGCGTCGGGCATATTCTCGTTGGAATCAAGACCTGTAGAAGCGACAAACGAACCATGGCAAGCCGCACCGCTCGAATTGTTCAGCCTTTTCTTGAATTTTACACCCGGAATAGACTTCTGGTAAGTTATGCCGGCATTGCTTTCTGAATACATGTTGACGGACAGGGCGGAACCCATCGTGTTTGGGAATTTCGCCTTAGTTTGCCCGCCTATGAGATTGTGAACTACGCTTACTTTTCCCATATTACCACCCGAAACCGTTTCTTCCGTTCACGTAGTCGTCCATATAGGAGTTTTCAAGGGTATTCCACACCATGTTCCTATTGGTCGAGTTTATTCGCTTTATGATTGACTTCTGGTCTTCGAAATCGTCCTTATAGACTTGTAGCCAGTCCTGGAGTTTGAAACGCACGGCAAGCCTGTATGTGAGACCGGCAAGCAACAGGCTTTTATACATGTCCTGTAGCTGAATCTTGTCCGAAAGTTCGTAGTTCGGGATTTCATCGAAGAAAATCACCTTGTATGTGGATGACTGGTTAGAATCCAGGCTGATAGTCCCTTTCATTTGCCCATGGTCATATTCGTAGATTGCGCCGTCAAGTTGCTGTTGCGTAGGAGCCCCGCCATAGGTTGCCCACACGTAAATAGGGCCAGAAGGTGTTCCAACACCCATCGCAAAACCCCAAGCATTCTCGGCGGTCGCATACCAGTGATAATCGTTTTGAACGTATTCTTCCTTGCATTCGGGCAAATCAGAACTATGCTCTACCACGAATGCGTTTGAACGTGGGTGCTGATTTGTTCGTGCGTTCGGGTCATAATCGACATTGTAGGTGAACTGTGTTGCAAGATGACCCTTGTCTGTAGAATTCAGGGCTTCGAGATTTGACGGAATCAGGGTCACGAAACGTTCCGCGACCTTACGCGAAACCGACTTGATATGTGACGGAACCCTTGAAACCTGAATGTCGAAATCAGGACCGTTCCCGATTGTGATTGTATCAGTCTTGCGAATATCGAACACGCGCAAATTATCGCTGATATATTCTTGCTGGTTCAAAATCTGAATAAGGTCATTTAGTTCGTGCAAAGCCGACATAGCCTTCGTTCCGTTTACCGACTGGCCTTCACCTACCAAACCACACCTTGTATAAGCCTGTTGAATTAGTTCATTTATCGAAATCATGCTCACCTCTAATTATTTATGGCATGAAGAAAGCCCCTGTTGGAACAGGAGCTTCTTTTGAACTTTTCGCTAGTCTTTACTTCTTGACGTAGAGAACGCTTTGTCTGCGTGCATCCGGAATACCTGCTGCATACGGACAATCGAGACGAACTAAGGCCTGCATGTTCTTACCGTCGCCATACTGGCTCATCTTTACAGAAACGCCGTCGATGGTTTCGGTAGAATTTTCAGAACCTGGTAAGTCAGCGAACTTATAGGTATCAAAAGCCAAAGCATCTTCTTCACGACAAACGCCTACATAGTAGGAAGTGCCGGAAGTGAGCAATGGTGTCGCATCGAATCCAGTGAAAGACGTGCCAAACCATGCGTTCGGATTATTATAGTTGTCGAAATCGGTGCCACTAACGGTAGCGTATAAGCTAGCACGAATAGGAGCAACCTTGCACTTGTTATTTGCATCTGCATCACTTGCGAGAATTACGTTGTAGTCCTGGTCGGTCGGCATACCGTTCACATCAACGATTTTGAGACCGTCAACGGAGAAGACTTCACCCTTCTTGCCACCTGCACAAGTTACTTCTGTAATAGGTTCATAACCGATTGTAGTGCCAGAGAATGCGTCTTCACCCTTTACGGCTGTACCAGTAATTGTACAGGCTGTAGCGCCTGCGGTGACAACAGGCATCCCAGCCAAAGTAATCTGAGAAGCAAGAGCGTATTCACCTAAATAATTTTTTCCATAAATGTCTTTCTGAATAGAATCTGGAATGAAGTTCGAAAGTCCACCAGCAGCAATCTTGCCGTTTACGGTCGGAGAGTTGAAGAAAACCTTCGTTCCACCGACAGCGACTTCTTCAAGCTTGTTGGAAGCTTCGGACAAAGCCGCGAAATTAGCAGCGGAAGCAACCGTGGCCTGAGTAGCCTGGAAAATTGTATTGTCAATGACATCTTTCTGGACGGACATTGCGAGCTTACGACCGCGAGGAAGTGCGATTTCGTCTCTAAACGATTCTTTGTCAACTAATTCGTTCCAGGCATCGATTTCACAAGAAGTGTTCTTGTTTTCGAGACGTATAGTCATTTCGATTTCATCAATCGTATCTGGATCTGCGACAAGACCGTCTTTTACCTTGCCCGGATCTGGAATATAGACTGTATAGGAACGGCCGTATTTCTTGTCTTTGAGCTCCGATTCTGACAGGTAGGACTTTGACTTTTTCACATAGTCCATATTATCTGCCACGACCGCAGCAATCATTTGTGTCTTCTTGTTGTTAGTAAAATTGTTCATGGAATAACCCCTCATAAATGAATTGTGATTGTTTTTACTCAAACGTTTTTTCATTGAATCACTTGTCCATTCAAGCGACCTCGGGTTAGCTGGACCCCAGGCAAGTTCGCCGTAGAAGGCATGGAAACGTGCTTGTTTTTATCCTGAACAGCCCAAACAGTCGGTTTCGGGCGAATTAGCTGGATTCGCAGGGAACCTTTTGTATTATTTATGGCGAATGATTGTTATATTATGATCAAGGTGTTTATGGAAAAAAGAAGCCAGGCTTTGTGCCTGGTTTCTTTGTCTTTGGAAAACTCGTGTCCACTATTGTATATAAGAACTATGACTCACTAACAAATCATACTACTACATACAATAACTATCTCATACGAATAAACCTTTTCAAGTCATCTTTACTGCTGAAAATATCCGCCGTGGTCTCTTTGCTGATTCCAGGTTTTCCGATGGCTTTCTGCAAATTCGGATTCGATTTGTCCGCAGTAGGTTTGGTTAGGATTTCACGCTCAATCATTTTCAGTTCGAAAAGTCTGCTCATCGGATCGCCCTGGCTGTAAATCTGCCTGACTTTTTCCTTGTCCTTGGCTAGTTCGTATAGGATTCTAGGCCCGTTAGGGTTTCGCATGATGTATTCGGCCACATACTTTTCTTTGTCCATCAGTTCTTGGAGACCTTCATCGAAAGCAGCCTTCACGGTGTTGAAATAGTCGGTTCTCGCTTCGTCCGTAGTGAAACAGATTTCTATGTTCTTGTCGATGAATTCGCGTGCTTCTTCGGCCTTGGCTTCTTCTTCACGGTCTTTCATGGCCTTTTCGTTCTGCTCGTCCAAAATTTTGTTCATTCGTTGCTGGACGATATAGTCGATGTATTCGTCGTCAGTCTGAAAGTTTTCCCTGAATTTTTCCTTGTATTTGTCCGGGTTCTCGAGCTTTTCCAATCGCTCTTGGAGACTGGCGAAAGCCTTCTTCTGGTCGGCCAAAATTGACTCGTATTTCTGCTTCTGTTTGCCTAATTGCTTCTTGAAGGAGAATTCAGCCTTTTCGAGGTCCGAAAACTGGCTTTTATCGGCTTTTTGGTCCTTTTTCGGCTCCGGTTCCTCAGAAATATCTATTTCGTCGTCCACATTCGCGTTTTGGGGCGCTTCTGGGCTCTCCGTTGCACTTTGACTAGCGTTTGCTAGGCTTTTCTGATCGGTGAGTTCTGGGCTTGTTTCTGGCTTGTTTTTTGATTCGTCATCTATAGAATCCATTATTTCGTCGAGTTTGCTCATTTATATCCTCATGTACGCTTGATAAAATGGGCCGAACGGCGTATTCGCTTGACCCAAATTATTTATGAAGATTTTTTTACTCGACTAATCGCGCGCTTTACGGTCGCAAAAAGATATATTCGGCCTAGTAAAATACGAACTAACTAAAAGGACTAAATAATGCAATACTACATCACAGTCAATGAAAAAAGTGGCAAACTTATTGGAACTGGACTGTACTCGATACAGTCTCAAATTGCTATTCCAACAAAAAGTTTACCCATTGAACGAACAATTTATGATACCGTAGAAAATACATCTGATTATCCCCAAAGGATTATTGTTTATAAGCAACATGATAAAATCATTGACATAGTTTGTATTTCAGGAGATTCTATGGTGTCTGCTCAAATTACTAAAGTTGAAGACAAACCGTAAAGATTTTTCAATCATCGACATTCCCAAGAACACTTCTGGCGTATCTTCGGGTGCGCCTTTTGTTTACCACGTATGAATTAGCCGTGTCCTCGCTTGTATAGGTCAGGGCCAACGCGTCGGCAGTATCAGGCGAACGATTCAGAATCAGCTTGATTTCTTCCTTGGGTATAAGCAAGTATCTGTCCGACTTGTCTAAAAGAAATCTGGTATTTAGCAGTTCTTCTTTTAGGTCCTTGTCGTCAATATACAGGCCGTTTTTTATGGCTTTGGCTAGATTGAAATACATCTCGGAGCGTTTGTTGCTGTAGCACACGTCATTCGCCTTGCCAGCGAACGGAACCAAATTCACGTTGCCGTATTCTCTGGAAAGAACGGCATAAAGCCCCTCGCCATAGCCCATATCGATGTTTATCTCGTATATGTCGGAAGGATTGAAACCCTTGGCAAGTAGCTTTCTCTTGATAAACGAGCTTGCGTCAAACGGATCGAGCCTGTCATATTTGGAAATATCGACAATTCTATTGCCCTTTCTTATGCAAATTACCGATTTGTCCCTACCTTGCCCAGAACCGTCAATTCCAATCTTTATCGGGTAGCATTGGGAATTATCCACGAATTTATCGGCGAAATCGTGTTCTGATACGATGCAAGAGTCGTCGGAATCTTCCAGAATCTCGCCATAGATTTCTTGTCGATAGAGTTTTTCATCGGTGATTGCGTTCATCGATAAATCCAAAGACTCCTTGCTGATAAACGTATTGTCGGCCATTTTAGCCGTGAAATACTCCAGTTTGCCGGTCTTCGCGTTCTCTTTGACCCATCGATCCCAAACAGACCCTTTTCTTGGCGTGGAACAGAAGCGAATCTTCGGAATGAAATTTCCGCGCAAGCAAGGTGCCGTAATGGAGAATATGCCGGGCGGGGCTAGTGCTAGTTCGTCAAGGATTAGCCAGTTTATTTCGGTAAGGCCACGGCAGCTTTCGACGTTCTCGTAGGTGTAGCCGAAGCAAACGCCATTTCCGTACTGGATTGTCATTGCTCCCTTGTTATAGGTAGGCTGGACTTTCAGCGATTCGAAGCGTTTCAGCACCTCGTCGAATAGATTCTGGCTAAGGCTCTTGTATGTCTGGGAAAACGCCAGAACTCTTTCGCCTTTCAAAACGGCGATGGCTATCAAAAAAGAAAGGACGTAGGATTTGCCCACGCCTCTCGCTGAATATATCCCTGCAATCTGTTTTTCTGACTTGTATAAAGCTTTCTGAACTGGTAATAACTTGACCTCTAATCTCATGTATTATTTATGGATTAGTGATAGGTCATAGTCTTATATACAATAGCGGTCACGAGTTTATATGCGAAGGTTGCAACAGTCGTCTGGATTGGGGTTGAAATGGTTTTTCCAATACTCATAGGCTTCGCTTTCGTCCTCGCATACACTAACTTGCTTGAAGCCTGTTATTCCCTGTAGCAAACGAATCTTGTCTTCCAAGGTTCTGTGCAGATATCCGCTCTGTTTCACTGTGTATGGCGTGTAGTCAATGTCGAACCACTTCTGAATCCAAGAATTTACCCTTAGGAATTCAACTTGGATTTTATCGCACTTTACGGCGTTCAACACGGACAAATCCACATATTCAGGGATAAAAGGGCTAAGTCTTAGGGCTACATCGAAACCATTTTCTTGTAGCTTCTCGATGGCTTTTATTCGTCTGCTAGGAACTACGGCCTTTTCGTAGCTCATACTCAAATCGTCGTCCGTCGTAGTGACCGTTATCTGAATATGTGCAAGGTCCTTGTCCAGAATAGCTATGTATTCGTCCGAAGCGATCAAATCGCTCTTTGTGACGATTAGGTAGGGAACCCTGAATTCGTTTAGAATTCTGATAGTTTCGTATGCTAGCTTGTGCGTGGTTTCTATAGGCTGAAAACAGTCTGTCATTCCGCCCAATCTTACGGCCTTGATTTCTCCGCACTTGCCCTTGGCTATTTTTTCGACCTGTTTCCTAATCTTGCCTAAATCAGCGACGGAAGGGTCCTGCGGATTCCATAGTTTCCTAAAACTCAATAGCGATTTTGCGTAGCAGTATTTGCAGTCATGTGAACAGCCGCAACCATAAACATCCAATCTGCAAGGGTATTTACATTTACTTCCTTCGTTGCCACCTACATTTTTATAAAAAGACTTGAACTCTTTTGTCAATGCTCACCTCATAAACTTTTTTTATTTATGAGGCTTAGCTAAGAGCTATTTGTTAGTCGCTGATATTAGCGGACGCGAGTTTGAGCAAAATAATTTTCCGATTTTATTTCATTCAGCTTTCATAATAAAAAGGGGATCAATAACGACCCCTATAACATACAAGTAAAGGAATAAACTATGATTACTCAATATCCGGTGCTCTTTGTGCACAGAGTTCTCGTTCAATGCAAAAATATCGAGGACAATAAAAAAATATCCGAACAAATTGATTCAATAAAACGAAAGGCTGTATCGCCACAAATATCGACCAATCCTCTTATATTCGATAACGTCATGCGAACTGTAGCGAATGGGAAAGATGCGGTATATTTTAGCTGTGCTGCCGATCGTTGCTACAATATCGATGACATTCGTGAAATAATTGGTAAGTTCATTGATAAAAAAGTGATTTCCAAAATATGGTGTATGTCGTTGCCTGTATCGATTTTCAATTATGACCCAACAATTAGAAACTATACCTATGCTTATGTCAAAGGAAATAGGGCTCCAATTATTGAACACGAACTAGTTATAATGGATGCCGAGCACGGTGCTACACTCAACAACAGAGCTATATTTCAACCAATCATTGATGCATTGCTTTTGATGGATGCAAAACTGCGGAAGAAAAAAGCTGCATAAAAAGAGCCCCTTAGGGGGCCTTTTTTATTGCTTATGCGTCAACAATCTTTATTTCCAATTTGGAGTCTTTGTCAACTTTCATGTTCGCATCAGCCGTAAGGTCAACCACCTTGGATTCGCTCCAGTTCTCCTTATAACGGCGTTTTAGGATTTCCAGGTCCTTCATTCGGCCCTTGGCAAAGTATTCTTTGGCAAGATAATTCTGGAGTTTCTGTTTACAGGCCCCAAACCACCTTTCGAACGTGGCCACGATTTCTTCGTCGCGGATTCTTCGCTTATACATCTCCCTATCCCTGAATTCTTCGGGAAGGTAATTGAGGATGTAGGAAATAAACCTTACCACACGATCGTCATTTTCCAAGTTCTCTTTGAAGGTGTTGCCGTAGTTCATAATCATGAACCAGATATTGACCTTGTCTGCGTTCGTTCCGTCTTCGAAAAGTTCCGGCTCTACTATGTTCGTTGTGAGCCATTCCATAATATCCCTATACATCTGTCTTTTCTCCTTGTCTTGCTCGCCTTCGGACATCCTACGACACTGTTCCTTCGACAAACGAGTTCCTTTTCTGGCCTTGCTGATTGCGGTCAGGTCGAATCGTCTCGGGTCGTATCCCTTTTGGAACATGCCGGAATGACGCTTCATTAGAAGCCCCCATTCAATCTGGACTCTATACGTTCCAAGATTTCTATCAAAATGCCGATTTTAGCCGAAATTTCGCGTATTTCGCGTAAGCCGACCTCAACCTTAGGTTCCGGCGCTTTGCCGGTGTTTTTCTGCTTTGCCATAGATTAGTCCCTTTGCTTATTTATAAAAAAGCAGAAAAAAGTCTGGAAATGTCAATTTACTGACATCTGAAAAATGTATCTTATGCAAAAATAAAGGATTTTCAATGGGACAGAAAAAAGTAGTGACTAAACCGGAAACCAAACTGTCATTTATTGATTTGTTCGCAGGTATTGGTGGTTTTCACACATCTTTTTATAGTATTGGCGCAAAGTGTGTATTTGCGAGTGAATGGGATAAAAATGCTCGTATCTCTTACGAAGAAAACTATAAATGTATAGACCCAGAACTTTTCGAAAAGGACTCCGAAGGTAATTACAAATACTTCAATGAAGATATTACTAAAGCGGATGTTGAAAAAATTCCCGACTTTGACATTCTGTGCGGTGGATTTCCATGTCAACCATTCTCTATTGCAGGGTTGAGAAAAGGTTTTGAAGATGCTCGAGGAACTTTGTTCTTCAATATCGCGAACATCATCAACAATAAAATTCAAAAAGGGAAAAAACCAAGGGTTCTTCTTTTGGAAAATGTCAAGGGTCTGAAGAACCACATGAAAGGAGAGACGCTAAAAGTTCTCCTGCGAATTTTACGTGAGGACCTCAAATACGAGGTTCAAACTATGGTTTTGAATGCCAAGTATTTTGGAGTTCCACAAAATAGGGAACGTCTATTCTTTGTATGCTGGGACAAAGGACAAATTCCAGTTTCAGAGGGCGAGTTCAAATTTCCATTAGGTCTCGACAGCAATAAAAAAAGCATTTTTGAAAAAGAAAAATTGGATCAGTGCATAAAAACAAAGGTTTCAGACATTTTTGAACCCAGCAAAACCATTGACCCAAAATACACGATTAGCGACCGTTTATGGGAAGGTCATCAGCGCCGTAAAGAACGCAATAAGGCGAATGGCAAAGGCTTTGGCTACTCTAAATTTGATGGCAATGATACTTATTGCAGCACAATTTCTGCTCGTTATTGGAAAGATGGTAGTGAAATTCTCATTGACCAAACAGCGCAAAATAAAAATCCTCGCAAACTAACCCCTGTAGAAGCAGGACGACTTCAAGGATATCGAATTATTGGCAACGGTTGGCAAAATAAAGAATGTGCCAACAACATGAATAATAATTCAAAAAATTTAGAATTTCGCATAGTTGTAACTCCTAAAGAAGCATATCACCAATTTGGCAATAGCGTTGCGGTCCCCGTAATAAAGGCTTTAGCAAGAGAAATCAAAAAACAACTACTGGAGGCATAAGATGACCTTGAAAAATCTAAACGAAGTAAAAAACCAGTCGTTGGAAAAATACAAACGAGAGTTTGTCTCTGAAGATTATTTCATTGACGATGCTTTCAAACAAAGCTTCAAAAAAATCGGCGGTATTGATATTGTGTATCACAGCTGTTATGCCGAAGTGACTTCGGCGAAATCGTTGAAGATATACATCCCGTATCAATGGTTCATTATTGCATCTTATTTTGTCGACTACTATCAAGAACTCATAAACTATAAAAAAGTTGTCGATTCTGTGAAAGATAGCTTTGATGATTTTTCTGAGACAATAAAGGACTGTCGAAGCAAAGAAGACTCAGCTAAAGAAGTTGTTGCACTTATTCAAGGAATTTCTGATGAAGAAAAAGATTTTCTTGTAAAATTTTTGAGTGACTATGCGTGGTGGGGCGGTGGAAAGACCATTGACCGAGATGATTTTTTCGTTTCTCCAATATTGAATCTGGCAGGACTTGTGAACAATACACAGGCCTTCGTTGCGGATATTGTAAGGGAACTTGCAGAGCAGCCTCAAGCAACGAGAATTTTCAGCTATCAAAAAGCTAATATAACACCTAGTTCTTCAACCCCTCCAAATCCTAGTTCTGCAGAAAAGGATCACTCGCAAACCATTTTCTATGGCGTTCCGGGCTGTGGAAAATCTCACTATGTTGAAAAAAAGATAGAACGAGAACCTCAAGAAAATTGTCCACGCGTTGTATTCCACCCTGAATACACAAATACTGATTTTATAGGGCAGATTCTGCCTAAATTGGATTCTGAAGGAACAGTAAGTTATGATTTTTCACCAGGTCCATTTACAACTATTTTGTTGAGAGCCTGTGCGAATTTAGATACACAATATTATTTGGTAATTGAAGAAATCAATCGAGGCAATGCCGCTGCTATTTTCGGTGAAGTTTTTCAGCTATTAGATAGAAAAAATGGATGGAGCCGTTATACTGTTGAAAATCATGATGTAATTGACTACATACAAAAAATCATTGATGGCAAGATTGAAGGCGTAATATCTGGAGATGAAGCGGAACGAGCCTATGAACATTTGGAAAATGGTCTTCGTTTACCGCCGAACCTTTCCATTTTGGCAACAATGAACACATCTGACCAAAACGTGTTTACCTTGGACAACGCTTTCCAAAGACGTTTTGACATGCAACTGATTGAAAATGAATTCGGCATTGATCCGGAATCAAAGACTCAAGAAATTGCATCCATAGCAGGTTTGGATATTCAATGGGGAATTTTCCAAAAAAGAGTGAATAAGTTTATTTCTGAGACATCAAAGAATCGTGGTCTCAGCAGCATGGAAGACAAACGAATCGGTTGTTGGTTCGTAAAGCAATCTAACAATCAAGTGTCTGTTGAGTCTTTCGCCAATAAAGTTCTCAAGTATTTGTGGGATGATGCGTTCAAATTTGACCGTGAAAAGATTTTTGACCCCAAATTTGATTCTTTAGAGGATGTAATAAAGGCATACAAGGATAAAACAAAAAAGCCTATTGAGGTTTTCAGCAGTGATTTCCAAAAACGGTTACTTGCTGAAGATGTTTCTGAAGAAACAACTGCATAATAAAGACTAATCATAGAATGAGTGAGTCTTTGATAAAAGAGGATGTTAGACCTACTCTTGCTTGCACTAAAGCAAGAGCTGGGGATGATTTTGTCGGTTTGAAATTTGAAAACAACAAACTGAATGTTGTGTTTCCGATGGGATATCGTTATACAGACGATGAAAGCGACTCTGATTTTGAAAAACAACGCCGCAAAGAAATCCTAAATTTGATAGCAGTCCTTTCTTCATTTGAACAAAAAAAACAAGGCTCTTATAGTCCAGAATCCAATGAAGCAAAAGAAGACCATTCTTTCCCCATACATTCCTACATGTATATTGTGGTTGATTTTCTAAACCATGGCTATTATACAGAAAAGGATGTTTTTTATAAAAAAACTAATTCTGGCAAAATAAATTGGTCTAGGACGATAAAGCATATAAATCCGCATGTATGCAAAAACGGTGTTTTTTATTCCGAATTTATCTCGCATCATGTAAACTATACCGAAAATGAATTGATTACAAAAGTCCATCAGTGGTGTGTTTACGAAAGTTTTTTGAAAATAGGTTTTTTATTTAGTTCCTTCCTGCCGCATAAATCAAGCCTTGAATTCAATAAAGATCTGTTCAAGGGCATTATACTTTCAAAAATCTCTGAAACATTCAACGAAAAAACCTTGATGCTTCTGCAACACATGCTCAATATCGTTGAATACAAAGACAAAAGTAAGGATGCAAAAGTCGAAACATTCGGAACGCATGAGTTTGAAAATGTTTGGGAAGGCATGATTGAAAACATATACGGAACAGAGAATAAAACGAAATTCTACCCGCAAGGCTTATGGATTACGGATAAAGAATATCCTGATTCAGAATTGATGCCTGACTCTATTATGAAAGCATCGAAAGATGATAAACGAATTTTCGTTCTTGACTCCAAATACTATCAACATGGCCTTTACCAAAGTAAAAACTATGGCTTGCCACATACGGCAGATATGCTAAAGCAAGTTGCTTATGGCGAATTTGTCGAACATTTGGGGAATGACGGGTCAAATGTTTACAATGTATTCTTGATGCCTTATAACGCACAAGAGCAATCGTCTGGACTAAAACACATTGGCTCGGCCAAACTAAAATGGAAAGAGCCTAAACCTGACAAACAATACAGAAAAATTCATGGTGTTCTATTAGATACTCGTTGGGTAATGGAAAATTGCACTGTGAAAAATTACGAAGCTATCGAAAAATTAGCCGAACTTATTGAAGAAAATAAAGTGAAGTAATATGTCCGAAGAAAAGAAACCCAAAACCGTTGAAGACGAAATCAAAGAGACCATACAGGCAAACGCCGAGGTTCTCGTGCGAACTAACGCCCATGTCGGTGATCTGATAAAGATTATCGAGATGAAAAGCGACCCTCAATACAACGGTAAAGACGGAACGGTGACTAGGGTTGACTATCTGGGACAGCTTCACGGAACGTGGGGTGGACTGGCAGTCATTCCTTCAGAAGACAAGTATGAGATTATCTTGCCTGCGGAAATCAACGGACCTATAGAACACCTGATGAAGGACTAAAAGAAACCTAGAATTCATCGCAAAACACTAAAAACGGCGAGTAAGGACCAAATTTGGTCCTTTTTCTTTACCCGTCCAAACTACTTTGCGCGAGAAAATCCAGAATTCACCATAAAGATAAAGAACTGGTGGTTTCGGTTCACTCGTTTGTATGAGGAGTGGCCGCTGGCTCTGTCAAGCCAATCCGTATAAAAAGTAGGTGCTAGCAAACTTTTCTCAATTTGTAAGCCCCTAGAAAACTGCATTTTTACTTCAAAATCGCCATATTTAGGTAGTTTTTAGGTTTCGGCGCC